AAGATTATCTTCGACTAAGGTTTCCAGGGGAGGCAAGTGTCCTCTCCGACGCACAATGCAGAGAGGCCCATCCCATACGGGGTGGGCTTCTTCTTTTTTATACGGTTCCTTGACCACGGGCAAATAGTATGGCCGACATTTGGGCAGAGTTCGCCGCTGATGCGGCTTCCATCCTTACCGAGATTGGTAAAGACGTGACCATCAAAGCCGTCCCAGGCGGCACGCCAGTAGCGGTTAAGGCTATGATTACTCAGCCTATGGTGTTGCAGGATATGGAGACTGGAGGTTTTCTCAACCAGACTACCTTTGAGGTCAAAGTTCTGAAGTCCTTTGCAGACGCTCATCCTGGCCTTGTTGTGTATGGCAATATCGTTCATTACGATAACCAGGATTACCGTATCGTAGCCATCGCCAATCGTCCCCCTGCGGCGTGGGTTATTGCCCGTGTCCAGACAAAGGAACAATGAGCAACGTAGTCGTCCTAAAGGGCGTAATCGTCAACGAACAGGAGTTCCGTCAGCACCTGGCGGCGTACTGTCGTATTATGGGTGGAAGTGCGTCTAAATTGCTCCAGAAACAGGCTAGGCTGTTTTGCGAAGATATGCAGGCTTACGTCTATCCACTTGAGCCAGATGGACAAATGGGGCAGGATGGTGTATCGCAGGCCGCAAGATACAATGGAACAAGCCGTGTCCGTAGTCAAATTGAAGGCATCTTTATCCCTCTTGCGATGGTCGGGGCTGGACAGATTTTAAAGTTTGGTAACGAAGGTATTTTTTCCGCTTGGGTTCGTGCAAAAAAGAAAATCCCAGAACCTAAAATCCCAGATTGGCTTCTTAATGGTAGCCAACTTGGTAAAGGAAAGAGCCTTTGGACTAAGTTCCAAGAGTGGGAGTATGCCAAGAAACAATCTGGCGTAGCAAGCCGTATAGACCTTTCAACGTATTATAACGGAAATATCCAAGGTATTCACGAACGAACACGGGGTGGAAATAAAACTTCATCTTATTTTTCACATATGAAACAAGCGGGACAAAAAGGTAAAATTAGTGTTATTGGTGATGATGGAACCGAAATATTGGCCTATTCTAAACGTGTTGAAAAGCGAGTTGGTGAACTTAAATCTGCTTGGTATGCCGCATCTGTTGGTCTTGGCTCAATTAAATCTGCCGCTTGGATTAAGGGAAACCAATGGGGTACTGGTATCCAAGACAATCAACTTGCAGACCCTACCCAGCCTTACGTTACCGTAGGAAATAAGAAACAGGGACTACACGGCAGAGGTAGGCCAGATACGATGGAATGGTATAAATATTGCCTTTACCATCGAGCATATGCTATGCGGGTCGAGATGGTTAATAAACTTGTCAAAAGCGGGAACGCCAACACACTTTACCACCTAGCCGCCACTTCTGGGGTCGGCAAAGGACTACAAATTACACCGTGAGTTACCTAATGCGTTCAATCATCGAGGATAAGGTTTCTGCCTACCTCGCCACCAATATAACCGATACAACGGTCGTAAAGGGCATCACGGACTCGCTCCGTAGCCTGCCCACGGTAGTCGTTTATTCGACCAATGCGATGCCCCCAAAGGAACTTGGGGCCAACCCGCTTGGTAACTACAACGTAAGCCTAGATATCTATGTCTATTCTTCGGCTGATGACGACACCCTTGCCTCCCATCGGGAACGGGTCGCCAAGGTTCACGGCCTAATGGCCGATGTGCCAGCCCTTAAAGCCCTTTGGGGCGAGAACGAGGGAGTCCTTTACGCCGCCTGGATTGAGTCCGACGAGGAAGGTATGCAGAGCCGAAACTTTGGAAACAAGGTCTGCTACACGCTTATTGCCTGCCTCCCCCCTGCCCCTTGACATAAGGCCAAAGACATACTACTACCGCTATGGCACTACACGAGTTTGGAGAAGCATTAGTTTTTGGCCCTTACGACCAAGTTACTGGCATTGTTGTCCAGTCTGACTCTTGGACGCACCGCTTCGCCCTTGACGTCGAAGTTATGGACGAAACGGGCCGTGTCATTACCGACCGTCTTGACGACGAGCGTAATGAAATCACCATCGAAGGCGTTATTAAGACGCTCGATTCCGTTCTTCCTGGACAGGAACTTACCTATGATGGTATGTCCTTTATCATCAAGGAAGTGACCGACCGTGGCTCCAACCAGGAGTACCGTAAGTTGTCCATCCGAGGCGTCAAGTACCAGGAAATCGCCTAATATGGAAGGCGGCATCAATAGCCGCTTTAGCCACGCCGTAAAGACCTCAATCCTAGAGTATGAGGTCTGCGGTCGTGTTCTAAAGCCTATGTGCCTTCGGCATAGGCTTCTATTGCAGGAAATCGACTCGCCGCTACTTGTTCCAGATAAGATTGTATCACCTCAAGAACTTATCATCGCCGCACGCATCCTCTCGACCTACAATCTAAAAGAGATGCTTGAAATTGCGGCCAGCAAAGCGGACAAGGATTTGTTCGTTAAGATTTTCTTGGATAACTCAGAGTATCAAAAAGAGATGGCTAAAATGTCCGAGTATATGGTGATGCAGGACAATATGCCTATAATCTGGGACAAGAAGAACACTTCAGCCAGCAAGGGCATCCCTATCGTTCTGGCCTGTGTTACTAACCTTACCCGTAATGGCATCGGATATGAACAAGCCTGGATTATGCCAGAAGCCGAGGCTATGTGGATGTATCTTGCTAACGTAATTGCCGATGGAGGCGACCTACACATCCTAACTCAAGACGACATTGACTCTATGAAGCAACTTGAGGATATGGAAGAAAAAATTAAAACCGCAAAGGAGAAGCGTAAAAGCCGATGAGTTCTGACGAAGTAAAAGTAAAGTTTGTAGCGGACACTACTGGCCTTGAGAACGTACCGCTTCCTACGCCTAAGCCCCAGCCAGTACCAACGCCTACACCTCCAGGCCCAGGCCCTACGCCTCCAGGCCCTACGCCCCCAGGCCCTACGCCCCCAGGCCCTACGCCCCCAGGCCCTCAACCTCCTCCCCTCCCTCCAAGACCCCCTACGCCTCCGCCCATTCCTCCAGGCCCTACGCCGCCTACGCCCCCAGGCCCTACGCCTCAACCTGGTGGTGGTGGACGTCGTAAAGCACTTCCTTGGGAAGCAGGATGGGGCAAGGAAGCCGCATTTGATATTACATCTGGTTTGGCAGACTCATTAAGTGGAATTAACCTTATCTCAACTGCTTGGTCTGGTGCTCAGAAAGCGGCTGAGATGTATGTAGATGCCATCAAAGGTGGTATTGAATACGCACAAAAGATTGAGAAGGTTTCCCGAATCAGTGGACTTACAGTCGAGGAAGTCCAAAAGTATGGCTATGCCGCCCAAATGTCTGGCGTCGATTTTGATACCTTTGCAAACTCGATGGCAAACGCCAACAAGGAACTTGGCAAGTTGGCACTCTATGGCGGTACTAGCATTATCGCTCTTTCTAGGCTTGGCATTAATGTTGATAACGTAAAAAACCATAGCGTAGGAGCAATAGACGTCCTAAAGAAGATGGCCGATGCTTACAAGAAGCACGCCGAAACTGCTGAAATGGCGGCCCTTGGAAACCAAATGTTTGGTGGTTCATTCAAGGATATGATACCTATGCTTCGTAATGGAAGTGCTGAAATTGAACGTCTTGCTGAACAGGCTCCAAAAGTAAATGCACAGACCATCTCTGCATCCGCCGCCGCTGGTCGTGCTTTTACTGGCATCAAGGAAACCGCTACATCAAGAATGGCAGAGGACTTAACTGGCTATACTGGTTCAGAACAATATTCATCTGGTAAAATCTCTGGAGAAGTTAAATCTGGAAACTTATCCGCAAAAGACGCTGTTGAAAAATTATTAAACCCAGCCAATCGAGGTTCTGAAAAAACGATAATTGGTTCTGGTGCAAGATTGGGAGAATATTTAAATTATGCTAATCCTTTTACAGCACCACTCCAATATGGTTTGGATAAGTTTGGAGTTAGCAATTCTGCTCTGGTTAATAAAGCCACAGCAGGAGAAGGCATCCGTGGTGCTGGTGAGGATACAAAAACCGTCCGTGAACGCTTTATCAATATGCGTGGTGGGAATGTGGAAAATATGTCAGAAACTGATAAGAAAATTGTATCCGCTTTTGACGAAAAGATTAAGGAAGAAGGCAAAATGAACCTCCAAAGCGGAGTGTTCCAAGCCGCTTCCAAGATGCAACAGGTCGGTGGCGGTGACGTACTTTCTGCAATCTCCCGTGTTGACTTTGCAGAACAGACTGCTGACAATACCGCCCGTACAGCCGCCGCAGTCGAAAAGATTGCAAACTCGCAACCTGGTGGCGGAAACAATACACCACCCCCTGCCGACACTAACGGCCCAGTAGCCAAATAAAATGAGTATCCCTATCTACCAGCCAACAGGAACTACTTATAAGGAGTTCGGACAATCTCTCACGCAAACGTGGGTGATGGAAAAGACCTGGACTGTCCAGCACGATGGCTTCGGTCTTGTGACGATGCAGTTGAAGTTCACTGCCGACTCAGACAACTCATATGACGTTGCTACCGACTTTAAGCGTGGTGACGTTCCGCCTATTGATGGTATGGAGAATATGACGCTTCATAAGGCCGTCGCTTCTTCTAATGATGGCGTATGCACAGTTACGGCTGACTATTGTGGAATTGATGGAGGTGCTGATACCACCATCACTCAAGTCCAGGTTTCAAGCACAACGTCCCAAGAAGCCATCGAGACGCATCCCAACTTCAGCAAAATCCAGTGCCAGAAAATTGGCTATAATATCACCCCCCTTGCTGGCCCTGCCGCCTACATTTTTGCCAACGAAAGCAACCCAGCGATTAACCCTAACAAGGCTCATTTTTCTATGGTCACTACGAGTGGTACTCAAATTACCCAGTATCAGTTTGTCGGCTTCTTGCCATCCCGTGACCCAGAAGATGAAGTTAATCTAAAGGCTGGCATCAAATCCTACTTTAAGCCTGGCGTAACGCTCCGTTGCCTTACTTACACTAACGATGCTGATTTGGCTAAAAAGACCATCCTGCGTGTTGGTTGGGCCAACTATGGTGCTATTGGAGCCATCTCTCTCCCTGCTCCATACAACACCCTTCTTAACGATTACGACACGGACTTGCCAGTAATCCTGCCAGATGGTCAAAAACGTGACCGCACTTACCTTTGCACTAACGCTTCCGTTGAAGTCTATGGTGGCCTATACAAAGTGCAGGCCGACTTAATGATGAGTGGCATCATCGGATGGGACGACGAAATCTACCCTGTTGACGCCAACAAGCCAGGACAAAAAACCTAATGGGACTAGAAGGCTTTTCAAATAACGCCTCTGGGGGTATGTCCCCTGGTGACCACCTATACGCCAAGACGTTCAATAAGTTGGCTACG